TATGAATCATTCAAATCGGGACGATTCTTTAAGTTATTAGAAAGAAACATCCAATTACAGCCCACATGATCGATATGAGGGAGATTGCTTTCAGGATCGGTGTATTCCCCTCGCATGATGGCGAATAAGTGGCGCAAGAGAGAAGCAACCAACCTAGAGTTAGAAATTCCACCACGCCAATTGTCAGCTGCATATTTCTTAGCTCCAAATGTTAGGACAGCTGCCAAGCCCTCTAGAGCCTGAGCATCTAGAAGGTTGAGCATAGGCTTGTCCTGGTCATGTTTAGTACCAGTTAAGCGTTCCATAAGACTGTTATACTCCTGTTCACGCTGCAAGAACGAATCCACGGGATTCCATCTCCGTCTTGAATTTATCCATAGCTTTGTTACGATCAAAGCCTCGAATCAGATTGAAGTAGTTCAAGATAAGAGCAGCACCCTTAGGAGAGACTTTACGAGTTTTCTTATCGGAGTGATCTTCAGCCATGTTTGCCATTACACGACCTCGATTTTGAGCACGAAGCTCAGCGTCTTCAACATCATTGAACAGACTAAAACCTTTATATTCGTTTTGCATTTTCTTTACGTTCCTTATTTTCTTGTTTTGTTATGTCTTTGTGACAGGGCTTGCACAAGACTTCTAGGTTATCTCGTTCACAGAATAAACGAGAGATTACATCATCCCAACTGTCAAACCCTGTTGTTGGGATTACAGGGAGTATGTGGTTGACTTCCACTTCTTTTGCAACAAACTCTCCCTTACATTTATTGCAAGTGTAGAACTTAGCCATTCTACCTGACTTTGGATTCTCCTTTTGACCTACGCAGGCTTCAGAGAGCACTGTATACTTAGGTGGCCAACGTTGAGAAGCACTACGTAATGCACTCTTAACGAATGAATTAAAACGTGCTTCTGTCCATTGCCCATTGTTATACGTCTTCGTCATCATCTTCCTTTGGTTCAGGAGATGTGTTAACGTTAGACTCTAACATACTTACATCGAATCCAAATTTCTCCAATAGTTCTACGAATACCTCCTCTGCATTCCAAGATACTGAAGAATAACAATGTGCATTTGGAATAAGCTCCAATATAACAGCATTATCTAAACGTACAATAGCTCCCTCAGCGAATGAGGGACCACATTGATCACATTCATGGTTGTCATACAACCATTCAATTTCTAGCTGTGGTCTGGGAGCGTCCACATCACTGGCTTCTGGCATATTCTCCATGGTATTTTTCTCGTGCATAATCGGCTACTAAAGTGGCAAGTTCTAAATCATCAAAACAGCCAAGTGATTTATATCTACCATTGATAGTCATTCTTACATTATATTTGTTTGTATCAGCCCTAAAGAAAACATTTTTTACACCAGTGTTTGAATCCTGATGGGCTTTTATGTTTAACATATTCAAACGACGTGAAGAGATGCGTAGATTACTATATCTATTATCTTTCCTATTCATATTAATATGATCGACGTCTGATTCAGGATAGATATTATCTACATATAAGAATACTAATCGGTGAGCAGGGTAAGCAACGTTATCAATAGTGATGTAAGTATAACCTGCAACATTGTAACCTGCTATTTCACCTTTCTTTTTAGTACCTGCATTTTTATTACGAATAAAACAACCCGAGTCAGGGTCATACGTTAAATACTCTTTTAATTTCTCTTGTGTTAATGTCATACCAATCTTCATAATTTACATTAGGAGGGTTCCACATAAGAATTTCAGAACCATTGGTTCTTTTAATCATATGTAGTAATCTAGCTTGTTCAAGAAGCTCTTCTTCATATGAATTAGGGAAGAGTTCTCGATACATACCTAATACTTGATTATAGGCATCTTCTCGACATGAGATATTACAAAGAGAGTCAAACGCTGTTTTAGGGCCAGCTTTCGGGATTCCAGGTATTGAGTCCACAGGGTCTCCCATAATCAACTGAGCATAGAAAAACTTCTCTCCCTCGCCAGTTAATTTTTTATTGTCTTCAGAGATTCTAATATCTCCAAATGAGTCAACCAACATTGGGCCTCGTTGGGCTTGATTCCCAAGCTCCCACGAATACTTCCATCCGCTGAATCCGAATAGGTCTTTATCACGGGTGCATATGATGGTTTCGTGTGGTCGGCTGGTTTGCTCGATAGCCATAAGGTCATCTGCTTCCATTCCTTCTGACACTCTAACGTCATACTTAGCTTTCAAATATGC